ACATCTTCAAGGCTCTTAATATCTGCCCCATGCTCGCAGAGGATAACCAATTTTATCCCCTGCTCCTTTGCACGAAGCAATTCAGCCTTAAAGCGTTCGTGTTGCTGGCAGACATTACCGCATATCTCCTGCAAGTCCTTTTTGCGGTCGATTACCAGCCTTGGATTATCCAATGACTGATAATCTCCCACATACATTTTTGAACGGAAATACTGTACTCCAAGCGCGTCAAACTGCCCTTTTATACGCTCCCATTCTTTAGCGTGTTCTCTAGTATCGACCTGCACCTGCATACTCACACCGCCTTATCAGCTTCTATGACTTCAAAAAATGATTTAGGGCGGCAATATGTGCCAGTGTCGCACTTTAACTCATATACCGTGTCATACTCAAAAATCACATCGTAGATTTTTCCTTCTGTAAGGTCAAACCCACTGACTAATGCTTTTACTTTCATGCTGTCCGCCCTCCTAGTTAAACGGTAATTCCTCGTTAATCCCGTCCGGGATATTCATAAACCCATCATCCCCCGGCGTTCCATAATTCGGCATCCCGCCACCCTGCTTGTACTCCTTGTATGCCTTTGTTTCGCTCATATCCGGCACAGCAGCGTCTGCAACCTTATCAAGCGATACAAACCACCGCAGGACACGCTTTTTCTTTTCTTCGCCGTTGTAGTAGTCCATCTGCTCCCCGAACACGCCACCGATTTTCTTGCCCTTGAAACACTGGCAGAACTTATCCCCCCACTGTACAGAGAATCCGGCGTTTGAGTGTTCCACGCACGTTGTAAAGGTCTTGAAATTCCTTGTGCATTTACCGTCTGCGTCTTCTGTCAGTATGTACTGCGTTGCCTGGTTCGGCCATTTCTTATCCGGCCGTATATCGTTCTGAAACTGCTCCATGAAGTACCCCGACTGTTTGTCATCCTCTGCAAAGTCAAACAGCACAACAATCATATCCTTGCCAGTCTTTGACTTTGTTTCGTTGACCTGCTTAATTACCAGCTTATGCCCTCCAAGTTCCACGGGGGTAAATTCTCCCCCGGCCTGCGTTTCGTCATATGCGTTAGGCTTATTCATTTAAGATTCCTCGCTTTCTTTTTCAAATTCCAGTGCTTTCTGCTGTAAGTTTTCAAGCAATTTGGGAATATTCATACGCTTGATTGTGTCAACCGTCAACTGGTCTTTAAGGTTCTGTTCAAGCGTTTTAATTACGGTGTCTTCCGCTTCTTTCTGCGCTTTCCGAACCATTTCACTTACTTGCGCTGATAAGGTTTTGTTTAAATATTGTTTTATCTGCACCTCTGAAATTGAATACACGGCGTCAGAGTTATATCTTGTCCTTTCAAAGTCTTTGTCATATACTTTCTTTGTCAAATACTCCTCATACTGCTGACCGACAAACTCGCTGATAGGAATAAATTCAACCTCATCACTCCATGTAGATTTTTTCTTTGGAATTTGGATTTTCTCAATCTGCTTTTCAGTGACAACAGTAATAAAATCCTGCACCCTCTGTTCGATAATTTCAGTTGCCTCTTTCAACTTATCTGCAATAGCAAAATCCAACTTCTTCAATGCTTCATCTGTCGCCCTTTTCATCAGTTCGTCTTTAACTCCACTGATTACCTGCTCTCTGATTTCATCATCAATCGAATATTCTTCATCATTGAGCCAGTCCAATTCTACCTCTATATTAAATTTTGCCATTCTTTAATCCTCCTTGTAATAATCCCTGATTGCCTTTTCCACCAAAAGAATACCCTTAAATCTCATAGTATTCCCTGATAGTGGTATCAACAAATTTCAGGTCATTTTCAATTTTCATTTCAAACATATCCATAGGGCTTTTCGCCGGATTGCTACCGTCTGAATTGGTAATGAAATAATGCTCGCTTCCCTCCACCTGACAAAGCAAAACGATTGAAAATAATCCCTCCACCGTAAGCTGATTGTCAAGCATTTTGCCCAGTGTCTTTGCTTTCAATTTGCCATCTTCTGACAACTCCGTATGGTGCAGCATATACACAATGCAGTCTGCCGGGGTTCTCCTGATAATAAAATCAATCAGGTTGCGGAAGTTCAATGCCATGTTCGTGAACTTCCCATATCCGGTTTCCTTTGCATGGTCGAAACTTTCAAAAGCCATAAGATACTGGCTGTCATCAATGACATATTTTTTCAGTTTTGGTTCATTGAGAACCTTGTATATTGCGGCATAGGTAGCATTATTCACCTTTGGCAGCTTTTTTCTGAACGGCAGCGGCTTTCCTGCCACATTAAAAATGCCGATTTCGCTTTCTTCAAAATTCCTCATACTGGTGCTTTTGCCCGAACCACTTGCACCTAAAACCAATACTGGAACGCCCATATTTCCCTAATCCTCCAATCTCCTAATCAATTCCTAATTCTTCACAAACATCATCCCAATATGCGCAAAAATCTGATTCCATAAAAAATCTCTTTGCAATACCGGAATTGCCCTCGCTTAAATCTAAATAATGCTGATAAAGCTGAACTGCCTTTATAGACATTTTCTTGTCCTCGCGAATCTTTAAAAGAGCATACTCAAAATCAACTAATGGCTGAACGTGTTCCCACCGCATTTTATCAATTTCTTCATCTGTAAGGTCTTTCGCTCTCCTTACTTTTCCCTTCAATTCTGTTCTTGTGTTCATTTATTTTCCTCCTAATTCAGCAGGACAGCCTTACTCCAAAACCCAAGAGTGCCAGCGTTCTCACTTTTGCTTTTCTGCATGAGTCTCCTATATCCGTCCTCGCCATACCTTGATTTCTTTGCTTCCCTGTCCTCCATTATCTTTTTAATCATGTTTTTTGACTTATCTGCCCGATAATAAAATCTGTCAAACCTATCTTTTTCCTTGCTGTATTCTTTTACAAAAGAGCCGATATTGTACCGATATTTCAGATACTTCTTGCCGGGGTGGTCGCTTATCCTTATGGAGTTGCATACACCATAATCCAGCTTTAAATATATGCTGTTTGTGGTGTATGCATCATACCTTTGGACGGTAAACCCCTCTGAAATCAGCCGTTTTGCTATGGAATCCGCAAGGTTGTCCAGTTCATTCCTCATATCTGATTGCCTTCCTTATAACTCAATCACAGTCAGTTCCTTGCTGTCCGTGGTTCTAGTAGAAATGAACTGCAATCCCTTTTCCTTACACTTGCTGTACAGCCGCTCACGCATTTCTGTTGACAGCTTCTCCACTCCGTCAATAAGAATGATCTGCAAGCCTGCCGGGTTCTGGATTGCCACATCAATGCAAAGGTCAAGCTTCTCGCCCTCCGACAAGTTGCTCACCGGAAGTCCATTGATAAGCGGAATCCCGTCCTTGACAGACAACCCCTCAATCGGGATGGTTGCTTTCTCCAGAATCTCGCCGGGCAGATTCCGGGCTTTCTCAATCTTCTCCGTGTAAGAAGTTGATTTTTCTGTAAGCTGCTTGATATCCTCCTGCAAAGACAGCATCCGGCGCCACTCGTTGATGTGGGATTTCATTTTCTCGGTATCTTCCGCTTGTTTCAGCAGGTGGGCTATCGGCTGTGGTGCCATATTGACATATTCAGAATACGACATTACCGTTGCTTCATGCTTTGCTACGCTCTCCCGGTATTCGCTCTGAATGACCTTTTCCCGATCCGCTCTAACAGAAGATAAGCCGGATTTCTCTTTTTCAAGGGAATTAATCTGCTCTTTCAGTGTGGCAAGCTGCGTTTCAATGTTCCTCTCCTTTGCTGCCATTTCGCTGTTCAGGGCAGACAAGGCAATATCTCTGTCGGCTTCAATCGCCCGGAGTTTGTTCTCATACCCATCTTTTAGACGCTTTGCTTTCTCAATCTGCTCATTGGACTTTCGGATTTTCTCAATTTGCGTGTACAGAGCACCAACATTCACATTTTCCCACTGGTTGCCATCATAATCCTGCGGCAATGCTGCCTTGATGTCATTTACAACGGATTTCTTCGACTTTATGTCCCGGTTCACGTCCTGCCGGCTACGGAAGTATGTACCGTTCTCTGCCTGGATGTCATTCAAAACGGCCAGAATGTTCTGCTCATAATTCACATCTGCCGGAATCTCCCCGAACCAATCCCGGATTGTCTCCATATTCCAAGGAAAATCAATCATGTTAAGGATGGTGGCGTTCTGCTCTTTCTTTCCCATCCGCATGAACTCCATCGGCTGTAACTGTAACGGCGTGATAATGTCACGCAGGAACGCTTCCGGAGACGGGACAATGTTCCCATTCTGCTTGACAGACTTGTAATCCGTCTGAATTGTCCGGGATTTCCGGTTGATACTCAAGCCGGTATCCGTTTCAATGATAATTTCGCCCTCCGTCTCGCCGTTCCGCACGATGTAGTCCCGGTCTGATTTGTTGGTCAGCGCATACTTGATAGCGTCAATCACGGACGTTTTCCCGGTTCCGTTCTCTCCAATCAGCTCCACGCTGCGGCTGTCCAATTCCTGCTCTGTGATTCCAAACAGATTCTTGATGATGATTTTTGATATTTTCATTTTTCCTATCCTCCTATGATTTTCTTAATCCATTCCGTCATAAAGGCTTTCTGACAACTCTACTTGTTTCTCTGAAAGTTCTTTTAATGCCTTAATAATTTTTAGTTTTGTTTCTTTGCAGGGAAAGTAACCATACTTTGCATACCGCAACATTCTTTCAAAGGTACTCATGGGATATGGAATTTTATTATCTGTTACAAGTCTTTTCAAGTGCAGATGTTCAAAGAATTTATCATCATGCAGAATTTTGTACTCAATATGTGTCTTTGGTTTCTCATATCCTGCCGTATCCGCGTTGAGAACGGTTGAAGTTCCGTCATATTCTGCCCCTGTTTCGTCCTCAATTTCCTCTTTGTAGTAAGAAAATTTTGTTACTGTAAAATCAAAGTTATTCAAAATTTCTTCCGCTGTTCCGAAAATCTTACAACATAATTCAATGGTTATTCCTTTCTCAATGTGCTTATATGCCTTTACATTGTCGTTCTCATAATAAAATTGATAAATTTCTGCTCCCTTGTCTTTTCCTTCATATCCCGTTGAGTGGCTGTCAAAATATTGTACCGCATCTTCAAAATCAACCTTGCTTTTAAAGAAAATATCAAGGTCTTTTACTTTTTCATGGTTGAATATGTTTTTAAAGCAACCGCCACATATAAAACCTTTATGACCTGTCATAAATTCATCAAGCCAATTTAACAGCCAAAAGTTATCTCTATCCTGCTTGATAAGCATTCACATTACCTCGCTTGTAATTCCTCTCCAACCGTCACAAATGGCAGTCAATCATTTAACTTGTCTAACAGACGCTTAATAATCAACTTTGCGATTTCCAAATCGGTAATTTTACCAACTTCTTCATATTGATCAAAAGTGTCATACCGCTTTGAAAGAATTTCTTTCAAAGTTTCATCTGCTTTCACTGTCTGCTCTGCTTTCTTTGCGAAATCAATCATATTTCCCCATCCTTTCCTACAACTTCAAACAGCAATCCGCATATCCATTCAGTTCACCGAATAGACAAATGCTCTCCCCGCTCTTTCAGCACCGCAAAAGGCAGTTCTACGCCGTTTTTGAGCGCTTCACGGATTTTCGTGTTGTCCGGTTCTTTCCGGCAGTATTCGTCCGGGATTGCCACATCTGGCACAATCTCCATAGGCTGTAATCCACCGTTTTTCTGGATGCCGAAGCTGAACAAATCCGTCTTGAATTTTGTCTTGCCGGTGGCTTTCATGCTCTCATACAAATGCTGTTTGAGCATCTTACTGCGGTTATTGAGGTAATCCCGTCTTGCTGTCATGCGCTGAATTTCAGCGTCATACTTTCCAGCTTCTGCCGCCAGCTCTTTCAGCACCCTCGCATAGCCATCAGCCTTGATCTCAAACTCCCCTTCGATTCCATCCAGGGTGTCCGCAAATGCCTGTGGGTCAAGGCTTTCTTCTTCCTCCAACATTTCCAACAAGCGGAGGTAACCGCCTGTGATTTCATATAATGTACTCATACTTTCCTAATCCTCCGTGTAATCCTCGTCAATTCCATTGTCCTCTGCCTCTTCCTCGGAAATTTCATCATAGTCTCCGCTGGAAGTATTCACAGAATCGTACCAATCTTCAAAAGCTTCAGTTACTTCTTTTTCAGATACATTGTCATCGAATTTGACAATCTGCTCTTCTTCAGTTCCGCAATATCCTGCGGAATAATGAAATTTATAATACTTTGCCATTTTCCCTATCCTCTCTTTCTCCCTGTTCGTAAGCATGTGCCAGTCGGTTTCTCATTTTCCGCATCCTCTCCATTTCTGCCTCATGTTTTTCAAATTCATCGTAATTGTCTGGTATCCTCTCAAACATCATCCCACCTCAAATCCAAGGAACTTCCCACACATCTCCCTATCTATTGGGTATTCCTCATTTTTTACGTAATCTTCAAAGATTCTAGCCCTGATATTTTTTTCTATTTCCTGCTCCATTCCATCCAGGGACTTCAATAAAACTTCAAGCTTTTGGGAATCCCTTATTAGCTTCTCAAATTTTTCTACCGAAATCGTAATTGTATCCATTCCATACCTCCAACTCCATCTGCCAAAAGCTGCTGCCTTCCAACTTTTCCAAAAGTGCAGCATTTTCTTTCCTTTTCCGTTCTTCTTCCAGGCACTCTGGGCAAACCCCCTGCACAAGTTCCCCATGGTCGCAGTTCCCGCCGCAGGATTCACATACCACCATCAGAACCCTCCTCTGTATCGCCAGCGGAAACTTTCCCGTCATTGATAATGATGGTTTTCCCATTCCGCTCATAATCCTCCCTGCACTCATGCGCCGTCTTTTTGCTGTAGTCCAAGCAAATCCCTCCTTTCATTTCCCGGCCGCCATCCACTTTGCCAGCCCCTCCGTATCAAACAGTATGGCACTGTTTTTCTTGGGGCTAATCTTCCAAGAAATCCCATTTCCTTTCGTCCTGAAAATCCTCATTAGGTAGGATTCTGACAGGCCATAATCCCGCACCAGAACTGTTTTTTTCATAACTTTTTCTGGGAACTTCATAAACCTTCACCTCCCCATGTAATAAATAATCATGTACAGGGCTATGAAGCCCATCACCATTGCCACCATCCCGGCAATGAAGTAGCAAATAAACTTGAACTTTTCAAAGCTCATCGGCTCCCGGTCTTTCTTTCCGTGCCTTAAAATAATTTCATCCATAATTTTCCTCCATTTTATAAACAAATGTTCTATTTGCACTTGCCATCACAGGAAATTTATGGTAATATTA